TCGTCAGCCTCCTCCTCATGATGGCTGCGAACGGAGATACGCATGCGGAGCACCTCGCGGCGGTATTTGCTCAGCAGGGGTTACGAGCAGCGAGGTTGCTCGGGTTGTACTATGACGAGGAGCCAGGTAAACGCGCACCATAGATACGCTCGGAACGATGATCACGGAAGACCGCTACACGATCGTCTCATGATCGCCGACTGCACCACCGCGATCTTGTGCGGGTGCCGAGCATCCAACTGTCACGTCTGCTGGACGATTCGTCACGGTGACACTCAGGTCAACTATGGATGTGCCTGCCGCTGTCATGAGCGAGATTGTGACTGCTCGCGCCACACGAATGCGGTGCCGCGCACACTCATCGAGGCTGAGGAGATCGTGTCATGAAGGTAAGGTTCATCATCAACCCTCAACGCGACGATCCGGAGGAAAGCATGACCGACAAGCAAGAGATGGCGAGGGAAGCCTGGGCACAGTTCCGTGGCCAGCCGCCGACGACTTACGAAGTCGAGTGGCTGGCCGCCCTGCTCTCCCGCGTGGAGGCGCGGGCGCGGGAGGAGGATGCAAGGATTTGCGAAGCGCTCAATTGTGCGGAAGCAATCCGCGCCCGCGCCCGCATCAAGAAGGGAGAGAAGGGATGACCGACAAGCCCACACCCGAGCCGAAGCATGACACGGAACAAGGCCCCTGCTCTTGTGGAGCATGGCATGGAGGGGCGGCGTACTAGCCCCGCGTGTGGACAACACTCACACCTGAGCAGGTCATGCAGATTCTAGACAAGCAATGGATCCACGACAGGGAGCTGCTTAGCCTGGTAGAGCAGCTTGCAGCGGCCGAGAAGGAACGCGACGAGGCCCGCGCCGCCCTCTCCGAGGAGGCGAAGCCTTGACCCGATGCGTGCTTGCACTGCTGGTCCTCTTCGATGCCGGATTCACGGCGCTGGCCGTGAAGGCACAGCAGGCCGGCAAGAGTGGTGTCGCTTGCATGGACGATCAGGGCACCATCTGCGCCTGCCCCGAGACGGAACTGGCGATCATCGCGCCGAGACAATGCCGTGATGGGGTGCTCCGAATTGGAATTGGGCAAGCAGGTACGGAGGCGCCAACCCCGGCTCGCGCTGCCGAAGAGTGCCTCGACGCGCTCAAGGACGCTGTCCGCCTGGCCCGCGAGGCGTGGGCACCGCGTCCTCCGCATCCTTGCGCGAAACCTGACAAGGACGGGATGGTCTCCTGCGTCACGACTGCCTGGACCAGTTCAGGCCCAGAGTGCTGGACGTCTTGTCCAAACCTCCGAGAGCCCCTGATTGAAAACATCTCCCCCGGCTGCGCAGACTGTCTGGGCAAGGTGGCTCGAATACGCGAAGCGGAGAAGCGCGAGCGGATCGCCCGCGAGGAGAAAGCCCGCAAGGCGCTGGAGCGCGCGGACGAGGTCTGCGGGACAGAGGAGGAGAAGTCATGAACGAAGACACCCGACCCACCCGCGTCAAGCTCCTGGCTGCATTCGAGGGCAATCCAACTACACACTACGTCGCCGACGGCCGCACGCGCTGTGGCGTCGCCGTCGGGCGCCAATGGACCTATCTCGACGGCGACAGATACGCCGTCACCTGCCCCACGTGCCTAGCGATCATAGCCGCTTCCTTCGAGTTTGCCACATGTCCGGCATGAACGCGTTGCGTGAAGAAGTCGGCCGGGATCAGAACCGGCCCAACGAGGGTACTCTTGCCGGTTCTGGCTCCCGGGACACGGTGCGGCAACGCCCACAGACGCTTCCAGCGTCAAGCCTGAATCGAGAACCGGATGCGACTTGCCAAGGACGTCCTTCATGGACGTCGGTCAAGGACGTCGGTTGCCTTTCAAAACTTTCCATGATATCATACTATCCACGCGGAGGAGGTGCTCATTGAGCCCGGACAACGTTGCACTTGACCTTCCACCGCTCGCGCTGAATCAGTCCGGGCTGAAGGAGTACAACCAGTGTCAGCGCCGGTACGGTTGGCGTCGACTCGAGAACCTGGAACCGCCGACGCGACGTAGCGCTCCTGAAATCGGAAGCGCTGTGCACGCTGCCCTCGCTGCATATCACGCAGGCACGCCAGTCGACGACTCCCTCAAGATCGCAGCGGAAAAGCTGACGGAACGAGTCGGTCCCGGAACGACGTTCGAAGACCGCTCTCTAGACGAATCCCAGGACATCGCTTTCCGCCTACTCCGCGAGTACGTTTACCATTGGTCCGGACGCGGTGAGCTCTGGGCTCCTCTAAACCAAGAGATCCAGTTCCTGATTGAGGTGCGTCCAGGCTGGTGGAAGCAGACCTTCGATCCGTATACGGAAGCGGCCGCTCTTCCCCCGACAGGCATCTTCCTGCGAGGACGTGCGGACAACCTTTCCGTCTTGAAAGGCGCACTCTTTCTCGTCGACTACAAGACTGCTGCTCGGCTCGACCCTCGCGACCTCCTGAAGTACTCTCTAGACACCCAGCTATCCGCATACATCTACGGCCTCAGCAAGCAGCTGACGGAGGATGCAGTCAGGGAAGGCGGAGACCCGATCAAGATCCAGGGAGCAATCATCGACCTCCTCGTCAAGACGAAGATCCCCCAGTTCGCTCGTGAAGACTTCACCCGCACCGACGACGAGCTCGAGGAGTTCGAACGTGAGTTCGTCGAGTACGGTCAGCGGATCCAGCGCCAGCTGGCACGCGTCGCAGCAGGCGAAGACTGGAAGACCGTCTTCCCGAAGAACACTGAGGACTGCTTCCGATACGGCACGTGCGCGTTCCGGGATCTCTGCCTGAAAGACACTCCGACGAGGCGACTCGCCTACGTCAAACGAGAATCCGATTACGTGGACGAAGCCCAGCAGGAGCTGCTGAAGCAGTACCAGGAGCGGCGATGAAGGATCCCGCCGTAGGCGTCGGACTCGGCTTCCTCTGGTCGAAGGGCCCGTCACGCGTTTCACGAGCGCTTCACCTTGCAGTCTATGGACACCGACTCGTCGCAAGCGACGCAGAGCTCCTCTGGGAGTACGGTCTCTGTCCGAGTTGTGGTGAGGCCCTCACCGAAGACGAGCGCATGAAGACTGGACATCTGGACTGTCCGAGACGTTCACGACCCCGAGGCCAAGCATGATTCTGACCGTCCGGAAGGGCTCGCTAGTCAAAGCACGCTTCGAACTCCTTGACGTCGAAATCGACGAACTAGACGGCCTCTGCTTCCGTTGCTTCGATCCCGTTTCCGGACGAGAAGTCCATGTCCATCCACCTCGGATCAAGATCGACGGACCGAAGGGCACTTCGTACCTGATCCCCTACAGAGAGGAGAGATGATGTACGGAAAGCTCCCACCACTACAGAGAACGAGCATGCTGAAGGCAACCTTCGGAACGGTTCTAGGCTACGGACCGGCAGGTGCCGGAAAGACCTTCAGCATCAAGACGCTCATGAAGCATGGACTGAACCCCGTCCTCCTCATCACTGAGCTCGGGGAAACCGGCGGCCTGCTCAGTGTCCAGGATCTCGATATTCCCTTCATCCGGGTCTCCTCGCATGCAGAGACGATCGACGTCATCAAGGCGATGAAGAGGAAGCCCGGAAAGATCGAATACGACCAAACCGAGTTCGGAGCTGTCGTCCTCGACAGCATCACGCAGTGGGGCGAGTACCCACTGGAACGGTACATGGAGCTGAAAGGCTGGCAGGATCTGCACGGGCCCGTCGAAAAGGGCCAGGGGAAAGACCCCAGAACAGCCTACGGCTTCCTCGCCGAGAAGGGTCGTCAGCTGTACAAAGAGCTCTTCGAGCTCCACGGGCACCTGTACGTCATCGCTCGTGAAGGCCTCTTCGGCGGAACAGATGAAGTCCCTGCTTTCAGCGCCCCCGAGCTCCCAGGACAGAAGCTCCCGAGAGAAGTGCCCGGATGGCCGGATGCCACTGTCCGCCTCCGCGTCGTCGCGGCGAAGCACCTGATGATCACGCAGGGGGAAGGCGGATGCCCTGCACGCGTTCGCCTGCCCGAGAGCGTCGGGCCGCTTCCGCTCCGCTGCAACCCAGACATCGGAGCCCTCATCAAGCTCATGTGCGGGGACCGGTCAATGCTCGACGTGCTCCGCATCGAGAAGCCGAGTACGACCTCCCCGAAGGTTCATCAGGCAGCGTCACCAGCGTCAGCGTCCACGAAGTCCGCATAGGCGTAAGCCGTCAACCACACACCGTCGTTGAAAGGAGAAGTACATGGTTCACATACCAAACGCGCCCCGAATGGGGGACATGCCCAAGTCCGAGCCGGTTCCCGAGGGCGTCTACCACCTCCGCTGCGACAAGGCGGAGTACAAGACGACCAAGGCGAGGGACGGGAAGGCCGGAGGCGATCCGATGGCCGAGGTCACCTGGACGATCTTCGGTCCGCCCGAGGCGGAGGAGTCGCACGGGCGGAAGGTCTTCGAGAACCTCATGCTGTCGGGAGCCGGCATGTTCCGGCTCCGTCAGGTCCT